CATCTTTTAAATGTTCACAAATGATAAGTAGAATATACAGAATACTTTTAGGTGAAGAAGATTTACCTACGTCAGAAAGAAGTATTTTTTACAATAACAAATCATATACAGATAAAGTTTATAATAAAGCTATAGATGATATGATAAAAGATAAAGATAGATAATGGGATTTAAACTAGGTAAAGAAAGAGGTAATTATGCTGTTGGTGGTATTATCAAAAACAAAATGCGTTTTGGTAAGCAAGCTGGAGATATAGGCTCTGTACCTGGTACACCTGTTATAAGAGTGCCACTAGAAGAAGGCGTTATGGGTGAAGCTAATATGGATGGTACTATATATGTAAATGAAAATATAATACCTGGTAGTTACGAAGATAGACAGGTTATAAACCACGAAATGAGACACGCTACAGATATGAGAATTGGCAAACTAACTTATGATGACAATAGCGTAACTTATAATGGTAAGGTTTTTCCAAGAGAAACAATAAATGGCAAAGATATGATTAAGGTTGATGGTAAATGGAAAGAAGCGGGTGATCATGGGTTTCCTTGGGAAGATGATGCTAACAACGGATCAGAAACAGCGGTATAGTATGTGGAAATTATTTAAAGATAAAAACGATATCAACGAAAAGAATGTAGTTGGTTTTATATCATTTGCTGTAATGGTATTATTCGCCATTATAGATTTAGGCACCGCCGTTATATACATGGGATATGTAGGAGGTGGAGAATTAGAAATTAACGATACAATATACAATTCGTTTGTAATGGTAACATTAGGATGTTTTGGTATTAGTGCATTTGAAAAAATAAAAAAATAAACTATATGTTAGGAAAAATATTTTCAGGTGGCGCTGCAGATCTTGTAAAAGGTATAGGCGGTGTTGTAGACAACTTACATACTTCTGCTGAAGAAAAACTAGAAGCAGAAAGAAAAATAAAAGAATTAATTGCTAACTATCAAGTTGAAATGGAAAAGAACATTACAGCGCGTTGGCAAGTAGATTTAAAATCAGACTCTTGGCTTAGTAAAAATGTTAGGCCGCTAGTACTAATATTTTTAATAGTATGCACCATGCTATTAATATTTATAGATGCAGGTGCATTAAATTTCGAAGTTAAATCATCATGGGTTGATTTACTTCAATTAGTATTAATAACCGTGATCGGTGCTTATTTTGGCGGTAGATCACTAGAAAAAGTAAAAAAATAAAATTATGGGAATAAATTCAACAGAAGTAGCTTATCAATTTGGACAGCTAGGAAGCGCATACTGCGACACAGCTACCGCAGTAACACCTCCAAGTGGAAAAGTTATAATAGCTATATTTTTTATAGCTGATAATACACCTACAGCTTTAGTAGCTGAAGACCCTGAAATGTATTTTAATACAGCACAAAAAGCTCACGAGCAAGATAACGCCGGTAGTAACGCTACAGATCACGGTGATGGTGGTTTGCAACTTTCAGGCGCTAAATTTCCTGGTGGCTCTACTATATTTGGTAGATGGACAAGTGTTACTCCAGAAGCTGATTCTGATGGTGGTATAATCTGTTATTTCGGAGACTAATGATAACTGGTATTTCTTCTGGTTTAGCATCTCAAAAACCTGATGCTAATCGCTACAAATGGGCCGCAACTCATTGTTTACAATTAGACAATTCTACTACAGCTACTAGTAATTATGTAACAGCAACTCACATTTCAAAAATAGTTGAAGCCGCTTCCGCTGGCGCAACTGATGATCTTGGAGAAAACATTACTGTAGCTTTTTGGGTTTCACCACTTTGGGAAATAGGTACTAGAGACGGAACAGCTAACAGCGTATTAACAGGTACTAGAACTTCTGATGTAGTTTTATTTTCTTTAGGTAAAACAACAGAGTTCAATCAATTTGTTCAAGTTGTTTACCTAGTTAGATCAGGTAGTAGTTTAAGAGGTAGACTTAGAGCTAGAGTACAAGGTGACGGTGGTCACAATATAAATGAAAGAGCATTATCTGATGTTAATTCTATATGTGGCCTTGGTACTAGTGGTGCTGCTAGTCTTTGGGATAAAGATAACAAAGGTAATGTTAACAGCGAAGGGTTTTGTCATATAGCTATCACTAGAGGTTCTGGAACTGCTGATCCAGATATATATTGGAACGGTCAAGATATCAATGCTAATATAGATGTTTCTAGTAACGATCCAGATATTCAAGAAGCCGAAGTAGACGGTATGATATTAGGAGAACATACAGATGCTATTGAAAACGGGACAGATTTATTAACCCCTATGAAGTTTAGAGATTTAGTAATATATAACTCTGCTTTATCAGCGTCAAACATAGCAGAGCTATATAACTCTGGAAATTTTTACGATGTAAGAACTAGTTCTACAGCTGCGGTAGCAGCACCAGGCGTATATTATCCTTTTAATCATAACTATGCAGATTATATGCGTAACGGTGGTGATATGAATGGAAACCAAGCGTTTGTAGCGCTTTAAAATAATAATTAACTTAAATTAAATAAAATGGCAAAAACAAAGAAAAAGGAAAAAATAGTAGATTTAAAACAAAAAGCAGAAAAAATAACTGACGAGCAGTTAAAAAATGTTCAAGACGTTGTTAATGGTATAAATAGAACCCAAATGGAGTTGGGTCAAATGGAAACAAAAAAACACTCTATGTTACACCAAGTTTCTATGTTACAAGAAAAAATAGGTGAAATTAGAAATGATTTTGAAAAAGAATACGGTACAGCTGATATCAACATACAAGATGGTACTATAAATTATCCAAAAGAAAATGGCGAAGTTAATTCGTAAAATTTCTGTAGGTAAAGATTATAAAAATGACGCTATGCACTACGCTGTAGGACAAGAAGTGTATGGTGGTCATACTATTTGTAATATTATAGAAGAAGACGATAAATTTTCTATATATATTAAAAAGAATAAAGATGTTTTACCTTGGAAAGACTTTAATAAAAACATGGCTGTTTCTATAGAATATAACCTAGAGTACTAATGAAAAGCGTTCACAACTTTGTTGTAACGCCTAAAGGAAATAGATATAACAATACTAAAAAAGTTGGTGATTCAGAGTTGATACTTAACACTGAAATATTTAACCATCAATACGTAAACAGAGAGGCAACTGTTATATCTACGCCTATAGCGGGACATACTGAAATACAAGCTGGAGACACTGTCGTTGTACATCATAACGTTTTTAGAAGATGGCATGACGTTAAGGGTGTCGAAAGAAATAGCAGGAGTTATTTTAACGAATATACTTATTTTATAAATCACGATCAAATATTTTTATATAAAAGAAGTAAAGAGTGGATAGCGCCAAAAGGCTATTGTTTTGTTAAGCCTTTAAAAGCAGTAGATCAATTTAATATTGAATCTGAAAAACCTCTACAAGGTATTGTTAAATATTCAGACGGTACAGTAAAGGTTAATGATTTAGTTGGTTTTAGACCAAATAGCCAATACGAGTTTGTTGTTGATGGCGAAAGACTATATCGAGTTTTATCTAATTTTATTACAATTAAATATGAATATCAAGGAGACGAAGAAGAATATAATCCAAGCTGGGCACAAAGCAGTTGAAGAGCTGATTAAAGTAGCAAGAGAGGCAATTGTAGATTCAGATGATGATATATCAGCAGATAGACTAAAAAACGCAGCAGCTACTAAAAAACTAGCTATATTTGACGCATTTGAAATACTTAACAGAATTCAAGAAGAGGCAAACTTGCTTGATGGAAAAACACCTGAAAAGACAGAGAAAAAAGCTTTTAAAGGATTCGCAGAAGACAGATCTAAGTAATGTACGAGCAAAGTTTAGTTAAAATAGTTGAACCTATTAAAAAAACGACTATTAGTCGTCTTAACAAATCTAAAAAATGGAAATATGGATACAATAAAGAACATGATATTGTGGTTATCTCTAAAACTGGACGCATTGGACAAGTGGTGGAGATTCAAAATTTGCGAATTGGGTTGCCGGCTGAACCGAAAGCAGTGTTCATGCACCCCAAAAACAAATGGGTAAAATTTGAACAACCAAAAGAATTAACGCGTCTTAAAAATATATTTGACTGGAAAAATTATCCTGAAGAAAAAAAAGACCAGTGGTATGATTATATAGACGAAGAGTTTAAAAGAAGAGAAGAAGGTTTTTGGTTTATGAACAATAATAAACCAACTTATATAGTAGGCACGCATTACATGTATTTACAATGGAGTAAAATAGATGTAGGCGCACCTGATTTTAGAGAATCAAATAGATTATTCTTTATATTTTGGGAAGCTTGTAAAGCAGATAAAAGATGTTACGGAATGTGTTATTTAAAAAACAGACGTTCTGGATTTTCTTTTATGAGTTCTGCCGAAACAGTCAACTTAGCTACTTTAGCTAGCGACAGTAGATACGGTATATTATCTAAAACGGGTGCGGATGCAAAGAAAATGTTTACCGACAAAGTCGTACCTATTAGTATAAATTACCCGTTTTTCTTTAAACCAGTGCAAGATGGTATGGACCGTCCAAAATCTGAGTTAGCTTATAGAGTTCCTGCTAGCAAGTTTACAAGAAAAAAAATGACAGCTACAGACGGACTTGAAGAAATAGAAGGGTTAGACACAACTATTGATTGGAAAAACACAGGTGACAATAGTTATGACGGTGAAAAACTTAATTTATTAGTCCACGATGAAAGTGGTAAGTGGGAAAGGCCTGATAATATACTAAACAACTGGAGAGTTACAAAAACTTGTTTGCGATTAGGTAGTAGGATTATAGGTAAATGCATGATGGGCTCAACTTCCAACGCCCTTGATAAAGGTGGAGATAACTTTAAAAAACTATATAATGCATCAAATGTCACTAAGCGAAATAGAAATGGTCAGACAAAATCTGGTTTATACTCTTTGTTTATCCCAATGGAATGGAACTACGAAGGATTTATTGATGAGTATGGAATTCCAGTATTCACTACTCCTGACGTCGACGTGTTTGCCCCAGATGGCGAATTAATAGATATAGGTGTAATAGATAGTTGGCAAAATGAAGTTGATGGTCTAAAAGACGATCAAGATGCTTTAAACGAATTTTATAGACAATTTCCAAGAACTGAAGAACACGCTTTTAGAGATGAAACTAAAAATTCTATTTTTAATCTTGTTAAAATATACGAGCAAATAGATTATAACGAAGAAATGTCTAGAACTTTAGGGATTACAACTGGTAATTTTCAGTGGGTTAATGGTGTGAAAGATACACAAGTGATTTATTATCCAGATCCAAAAGGTAGATTTAAAGTTAGCTGGGTTCCACCTCAGCAACTACAGAATAGAGTGGTTCTTAAAAACGGTATAAAATATCCTGGTAATGAACACATGGGAGCATTTGGTTGTGACTCTTATGATATATCAGGGAC